TGGTCTTTTCAGATTAGCAGGTCAAGTAGGTGGTTTAGATTTATCTGATGCAACAGCATCTACAGGAAAAGCATTCGGTGACTTAAATGGAGTAACATTAACGCTAAAAGGAATGGAGCCTGTAATGGCTAACTACATTTCAAGTGCGATAGTAACTACATTATTGTCTTAATATTTGTTGATTGGTTTAAGGTAAGGGGAAGGTGTAAAAGCCTTCCTCTTTTTTTATGTACACTTTCAACTTTTTTATATTTATTATTGATGCTATTAATTAATCAAGGTACTACAAACAGTCTAATCCTTACGCTTACAGAGAATGTAACGATAGATAGTCCTTTCTATTTATTCGAGTTTACAAACGATGTGACTATGGTTTCTCAGTATTATGTATTGGAAGACATATCTATTCATCCTGAAAGATATAATGAGTTTTTAGTTGATGAGATGACAGTAGTAGGTGGAGGTGAAGGGGGAGCTATTGGTGGAGGATTAGGTGGTGGTGGAGGTGGTGAAGGTGGAGCTATTGGTGGAGGATTAGGTGGTGGTGGAGAAGCTATTCCTGTAGGAGCAAGAATAGAATTAACTCCAGCAGGACAATGGACATATAGAGTATTCCAACAATATGATCCACATAATACAGATCCTAATTTAACTGAAGGTTTATTAGAGATTGGAATAGCAAAAGTAGTTCCTTCAGCAATTACAACATATTACGAAAATAATAACCTTGATAATACTTTTTATGTAAATGAGTGAGCCTGGTAAAATGTTTATGAATTTCGGATTAGATAATCATAAAGTTCCTGAATTTAAAGAGGTAAAGAATAAAGATTGGGTTTACTATGGTGAAGATAATCTCTATCCGGAGTATTTAATTGAGCAGGCTTTACGTTCTGCAAAGCATGGTGCTATCCTTTCAGGAAAGGTTAACTATATTTATGGTGGTGGACTTCATGTAGTAGAAAAGGGTGCAAGTTTATCAGCAAAAGCACAGGCATATAAGTTTATCCGTCAAATGAATGATGATAATTTTATCCGTAAAATGATTCAAGATTTTGAATGGTTTAATGGATTTTATGTAGAGCCTATCCTAACAAAAAGTGGTAAATTAGAAAGCATTAACTATATTCCATTCGCTAAGATTCGTTCTAACAAAGAGGAAACAAAGTTGTATTATTCAAACGATTGGAGAGTAAGTACAAAGCAAGATGCTGAGAAGACAGGTTATAAAGAGTTTGGAGTATTTGACTTTAATGATCCACAGCCTGATTGTTTATTTTATTATAAGATTGTAAGTCCTAAAAACGGAAGAGATAGAAATGTTTATCCTGTTCCTGAATACATTGGTGCTTGTGCATCTATTGAGACAGATGTTGAGATAGCTAACTATCACTTAAACAATATAAAGACAGGATTTGCAGTAGGGACTATTGTGAATTTTAATAATGGAGTTCCGGAACAATCTGCACAGGACCAAATTGAAAGAATGCTTAAAGCTAAGTTTCAAGGTACTGATAAGGCAGGAAGTGTAGCAATAACATTTAATGCAAGTTCTGACAATGCACCTACTATTACTTCTTTTGTTCCTAATGATTTAGATAAACAATTCATTGAGATAGCAAAAAGAGTAGAGCAAGATATCTTCACAGGTCATAAGATTACTAATCCAGCTTTGTTCGGAGTAAATGCAACAGGAGTAGTATTTCAAAGAGATGACTTATTGGATTCATTTGAGTTATTTCAAAATACATATACAACGATAAGACAAGATGCATTAGAACGAGTTTTAAATGACTTTGCTAACTTACAAGGGGTAAGTGCTAAGATTGAGTTTAAGCGTGTTCAAGCTGTTCAAAATGTTATTCCTCAAGCAGCAGTTGATAGAGTTTATGCAGCTTATGACATTGACCAATTAATTGACATCTTAGGATTGCCAAAAATAAATAAGAAGTTAGATGTTAAATTAAGCAAAGAGAATGAAGTTGAAGAGATATTTGCAAAGTATGGTTCTATATCTGATGGTGAGATATTATTTGAAAAGGCGATAGAAGGAGGTAAGGATTTTGACTTCGGTAAGTTTGAGACACAATTATTGATGACTTTCAAAAAAGAGTTAACTCCTAATGAGAAAGCTATTATAGACCTTTTAAGCAAAGATAGTTTAATGCCTACAGATGCTATTGCTAAGACATTAAAGATTAGCAAAAGCGAAGTTAATGATATGATTTCAGCCTTAGACAAAAGTGGATATCTTACAGTAAATGAATTAGACATCACTCCTACTTTGGATGGTGAAGTAGCTATTGAAGAAGGTACTAAGACTGATAAGGTAGTGGTAGAGTATAAATATACTTGGAGACCTGGAGTAACACCGGATAAGAAGCATTCAAGAGAATTTTGTGTAAATAGATTGGATGAGGCATCAGCAGGAAAGACATATTCAAGTTCTGATTTGATTGCTATGAGCAATGATTTAGGAACTAATGTGTGGGAATTTAGAGGCGGATGGTGGAACAAAAATGGTACTAACCTACCATATTGCAGACATATTTGGAGTGCAGTAGTTAAAAGAAAATAAAAGATGAGCAACGTATTATTTATATCAGAAACATATCTTAAAGATTCATCATATATTGATGAGAACGTAGATATTAAATTACTAAGAAATTCTATCCTTGAAACACAGGATATGAGAATACTTCCTATTGTTGGAACTGCTCTTTATGAGGAATTGAAAACTCAGATTCAAGACGGAACAAAGACTGATTTAAACAATACTTTGTTAGATACTTATATAAAACCTGCTCTTAAATATTGGGTTTTGTTGGATTCAGCATTGATTCTTACTTTTAAAGTAATGAATAAAAGTATTGTAAAGAGAACAGCAGAGAATACAGAGAGCATTCAGACAAGTGATTTAGACAGATTAATGGATCATTTTAAGATAAGAGCAGAGATGTATTCTGAAAGAATTACAAAGTATCTAATAGCACAGAATGCTGTTTATCCTTTGTTTTATCAACCTGGTAGCACAGTAGATACTGTATATCCTAAATTCAATAATTATACTCAAGGATTGAACTTAGGTAGCACTATCAGAACTTATGGATTACAAATTGATAAAGGAAGATTTTATAACTGCTAATGAGTACAAAAGGTCGCATAAGTAAAAAAGTAGAACAGAAAGTAAAAGAATATTTTGCTAAGATAGATGGTAACACTCAACAACGTATTAGGAGCATTAAGTCAGATAGCAACCAACCATCGGCAGATAAATAGCTACGGAACAGGTGAACTATATGATATAGTAACATCGGGTGATATTAACTATCCTTTGATGTATACTGTTTTGGAAAATAGTCAAATCGGTCAAAGGGTGGAAGCACTTACATTTACTATTCTTATAATGGATATAGTAAAAGGTGGAAGGGTTAACGAAGATGATGTTCAAAGTGATACTTTAGAGATTGTCAAAGATATCATTGCTCAGTTGCATCATCCTTCTTATTCATGGAGTTTTGAAAATGACTTGGTAACAGTAGATCCTTTTGTAGAAAGATTCACAGATAGTGTAACAGGATTTAGCTTTCAAGTAACTTTGTTACTTCCTTTTGCTTATGATAGATGTGCTATGCCTTACACTCCAACGAGCATAATAAGTAGTGAGACAGTAGCACCAACTACTTCGTTCTTTATTTTACAAGAGTTGACTATTGTAAGTGGATTAGCACCAGGAACAAGTTTTACTTTTAATGCTGCACCTCTTCAAGTTTATTTAAATGGTCAATTATTGAGATCGGGAGTAGGATATACAGTAAGTGGAAATTCAATAGAAATATTAACAACAATTTTCGAAGGTGATTTAATTTGGGCTTATGGAAACTATTAGAAGAATATTATTTTTATTATTATTAGTGCCTTTTATTGCTAATGGTCAGACAATAGGAGCAAGTCAGATAAAGACTGATGGTGTAACTATTGGAGGCGATGCATTCAATAGATTGACTTTTATTGGAGGTTCAGTAGGACCAACAGGAGCTACAGGACCAACAGGAGCAACAGGACCAACAGGTGATATAGGACCAACAGGACCAACAGGGGCAGATGGTGCTACAGGACCTACAGGAGCAAATGGTCAATCAACAAATTTATGGTTGTATTTAGCTAAGACAAGCATAACATCGGGTGATCCATTGAATGGTCATCTTCTTTGGAATAATGCAACTCAGATAAGTGCAACATCTATTAATATTTCTCACCTTACGGATGATAACTTAGATATTGATATTTTCCTTGCACTATTGCAAATAAATCAAAACCTTGTTTTACAAGACAGAAATGCATCTGCTAACTTTCAAACTTGGAAGATTAGTGGAACACCAACTAATTTTAATGTTGGATTGTCAACGAGTTATTGGTCAATCCCTGTTACATTAGTTTCTTCAGGTGGAACAGGAACAACTAACTTTTCAAGTAATCATCAGTTATTTTTAGCTATCTTAAATAATATTGGACTTACAGGAGCTACAGGTGATTTAATTACATTTTCAGGAACTAACACAAAGAGTAATATTAGTCCTGTTGCAATAGGTAGCGTATTGGCATCGCAAGGAGTATCATCAATGCCTGCTTATTCATCATCACCAATATTAAACACATCCTTAACTACTCCATTAATTTTAGGAGGTTCAGCAGTAGGAAGCTCATTAGAACATCGTTCAACAAGTGGAACAGGAACAACAGCAGGATTAGCACATAACTTTACAGGAGGAACAAATGGAGGAACAACTATTGCATCTTTATATAATGACGGTCAATTTTTAGTTGGAACGACAACAAAAAATCCTACAGCTGGAGGTATTCTTAGAGTAGGTCAAGGAACAAGTGTTATTGATATGGGTAATGTAGTTGGAAGCACTGCAGAGCCTGCTATGTATATGTACGAGGGAGGTGCTGTAGTTAATAATACAGCTACAAATTATGTATTAAAAAGACAAGCAGTTACAAATAATATTCATATAAATTCATCAGCAGCTCTTGTTTTTTTAACAAATAATGTTTCTAAAATGGTGATTGGTAATAACGGTCAAATTAGTTTTTCACCTGCTGCATCAAGTTCTGGGTTTGCTACAGATTTTTTAATTACAACACCCTCATCAACAAGTGCAACTTTATCAACTGAAAAGAAATCATTTGATATAACAACAGCTACTATTCAACACGCAACAGGAGCATTAACAACTCAAAGATTTGCAGTTTTTAATGCACCAACTTATTCATTTGTAGGAGCATCAACAATAACAAACTCTGCTACTTTAGCAGTAACTGCTGCACCAATAGCAGGAACTAATGCAACTATTACTAATTCATACGCATTGTGGGTTCAGGCAGGTAATGTTAGATTTGATGGTACAAATACAATTTTAAAACATTTAGTAGGAAGTACAACTGCACCTACAGGAGTAGTAGGAACAGGGGCAGGAACAACACCATCTGCAGTTACATTCAGTACGAATGCAACGGATTTAAGTGGTGATGTATTAGTAACTACAGGAACACTTCCAACAGGAGGTGCAACAGTATTAACAGTTACTTTCAACACAGCCTATGGAACTGCACCAACAGTAATATTAAGTCCTGCAAATGCATCAACAGCCTTATTAAGTGGTGTGACAATGGTTTATTCAACAAGTACAACAACAACATTCGTAATAACAGCAGGTAGCACAGGATTAGTTGCAGCAACAGCTTATGCTTGGCATTATCACATAATTCAATAAAAACTATGAAACTAATCTATTTTAATACAATCGGGAAGCCTGAAAATATCGGTCAATCTCAATTAACAAATGATATCAATCAGTTTATTGCTGAGAGAAGTGAAGAATTACCGAATGCTCAAGTAGTAGGAAATATTATCCAATTTGATGGTGGATATGCAGTTTTTGTAGATGTACCATCAGATTTCCAAAATTAATTATTATAAAAAACTATATTTTTATGTCACGATTATTAGATTACTTTGATGTACCGCTTTTGCATTTTGTTGCAATATCAATAACTTTCACGAATGCAGAATTTGCTCTTAAGATTGTTTCTTTATTATTAGCTATTGGTTACACTATTTGGAAGTGGAGAAGTGAGTTTAAAAATAGAAAGAAATAGTTATGATGTTACTACAGTTAAAAAGGGATATAAGAACCATTGACTTCACTTTAGGTGAGTTATTTATCAATGGTCAACACTTTTGCTATACTGTAGAGGACACAGAAAGACTACCATTCGAAGCTAAGGTATTTGGTAAGACTGCTATTCCTAAAGGAACATATAAGGTAATAATAGACCATTCTAATCATTTTGGCAAAGATATGCCTCACATATTAAATGTTCCAGGATTTGAAGGGATACGCATTCATTCAGGTAACACCTCATCAGATACTGAAGGCTGTTTAATTGTTGGATTTGTGAGGACAGTTAATGGAGTAGCACAAAGTAGAGATTGTTATCAGCATCTAATGGAAAAGATAAAAAGTCAAGACTTAACTATAATTATAAACTAATAAACAAAACAATGAAATCAAAATTATTTTCTATCGGTTCTTCCGATATCGTAAAAGGATTAGCAGTTACTGTTATTTCTATGGTCCTGACAATGGCAGGTAAGTCTATTGATGCTGGAGTATTCCCAACTACTTGGGCAGATTGGAAAGTTATATTATTGGCATCAGTTGGAGCAGGTGTATCTTATTTGCTTAAAAACTTCTTGACTAATAGTAACGATCAACTGCTAAAAAAAGATGCGTAATCTACTATTTGTTTTAATCTTATTGAGTTCATGCAGAGTCTTTCAACCGGAGGACTTCTGCAAGAAACATTATCCTTCAGCATCAACTGATACTACTATCATTAAGTATGAGGTTAAATACGATACAATTCGTGAACCGAGTTACGTTATTTTGTATGATACTATACTTCCATTACCTAATACTTTTGTTTTGCATCACGAATCAAATAGTGGGCATTCACATCAGATAGTTGACATAAATAATAGTAAGTTAAGTGTTAAATGCAATACTGATAGTCTTGAAAAAGTCATTCAGACTATGAGTGTAAATATAAACCATAACTCAAAACAGATTGTCACAGTTAAAGAATTTGTTAAACATTGGTACGATAATTTTTTAATATGGTATTTTATTATATCTTTGTTAATAATTATAGTAGTATTAATAGTTAAACTAAAATAGATGGGATTCAAAAGGCTATTCTTTGACATTGAGACAAGTTATTGCGAAGGATGGTTCTGGAGACCACAATTCAAAACTAATATTACTTATGACCAGGTTCTAAAAGAATCTAAAATCATTTGTATCTGCTACAAGTGGGAAGGTTCAGATAGGATGTATTCTATTAAATGGGATAAAGGATGCGACAAAGAACTCATTAAAAAATTTATTGAAGTGCTGTTGGATGCTGATGAGGTGGTAGGGCATAACTCTGATAAGTTCGATTTGAAGTGGGTAAGAACGAGATGCTTAGTGCATGGTCAAAAATCACTTCCTGACTTCAAAAGTATAGATACATTAAAGATTTCACGATCAAAGTTTAACTTTCCTTCCAATAGATTAGATGCTATTGGTAAATATTTAGGCTTTGGAGGTAAAATGGAGCATTCAGGTATTCAACTATGGCACGATATAATCCAAAAGAATAGTGCAAAGGCAATGAAAGAGATGATTGACTATTGCAAGAGAGATGTTGAATTATTGGAAAAAGTCTATTTGAAGCTGGAAGGCTATTCAAAACATAAAACTCACATAGGAATGCACGAAGGTAACGATAGTTGTTCATGTCCTAAATGTGGATCTGAAAGAACTGTCTTAAATGGCAGAAGAGTAAATTCATCAGGCAATGTGAATGTGGTGATGCATTGCAAACACGATTGTGGTAAATATTTTCAAGTTAGTTTAAGAGCATATAATAATCGATAATCATGTATAAAAAACGCTAAAAATTATACCTGATGGAACTAATTAATGAAATACAAATAGAGGTTACTGAGATTCGTATTAAGATACAGCCTATCATCTTAAAGAGAAAGGTTTGCGAGTTTAAACGTAGAATCTTTGTAAGTGATATAAAATCTATATCTGAGGAGAATTACTTAGTTGAAAATAACTACACTAAGTGTTCAGGTATCTTTATCCAGGATGAAGGTTGGATTAAAGTAAAAGAACCATATAATGAACTAACAGAGATTCACTCTGAATGGTGGAAAAGGTCAGTAGATGCTTTAGATAGTAAATAACTGTTTCCTTGTTCATTCAAGAAACCTTCGCTTTCGCCACAGTTCTTATCAGATTTGTAAGTTTAAAAAGGTTACTTTTTAATATCTGACGTAATTACAAAAGATTCCACATTAGCTATACTATCAATCTTTGCTTGGCAATCTGAGGCTATTTTCTCATAAAGATATTTATTGACTTGTTTGTCAAATTCCTTATCTGACTTATCAATAATGATATAACCACAAGGAATGAATAATATTGATAGCATCAATACAAATGCTTGAATAAATCCTTTACTTTCACCTTTTAAGTAGGCTTGGTTAATGTTTTCTTCTATTGTTTTGTCTATGTTCATATTAGTCTTGTTTGTTTAGTGAGTTGATAATGTATTTAAAAAATTCACTCATATTCATTTTATACTCAATATCACCTTCTTTAAAAGTATTCCATTTTGTAGCCATAAACATAAGATTGATAATATCTTCTTCAGTATATTTATCAACCATATCTTCTTGGCATTGGTTGTAGCCCATTACATAATCATAAGCAGATAAGCCATCTTTGTTACCAATAGATTCTGCATAGGCTTTTGCTTGTATTACTATTTCTTCTTGTGTTTTCATATTAGTCTTGTTTGTTTAGTTCGTTTTTAACTTCTTGCCAATAACTTATAAATTCTCTATTTTCATTAAAATATATTTTATAATCTAAATCTCTTAAACAACTTATATTTAATATCTCATTCACACAAATCAATGCACATTGTATACCTTCTTTATATCGTTCCATAGTGCTGTTTAATCCCGTTTCGCTTCCGTTGTTTGGGAGAGAATAGTAGAATGAATTAATTAATTCCTTACTTTTTTCTTTAGGTGTCATAGTTTAGTTATTTGTTTTAACTGATTAAATATACTTTCGTTTTGCTCTCCCCAATACATATCACATTTATTATCCTTAATAGGAGATTCCATAAAATAAGATTGCCATACTGATTCTTTCGCTGTGTATCTTTTGCACTGGTCTTTGATTGGGCAGTTTATACCTTTGCATTTTGTTATGTCTGACATAATAATTATTTTATAATGGTTATACCCTTTCTTTATAAAACAAATGTAAGGATATAACCTTGTTTAAAAACTATATTTTGGCACTTTTTTGTTTTAGTGCCAATAATTTGTCACAATTATTTGTAAAATTGTGACACTATAGTCCGTCACAAATATATGCTATAATTCGGACAGATTTATTAGTCTTGTTTGTTTAGTGAGTTCACGAATGCGTGAACATTAAGTATTAATAATTTCTATCTTCGATTAATTGGTCTAAAAGTACACAATAATTCGCCAAGTCAATAATAGAATCTTTTATTGTTTCATTTGAAGGTATTTGACCATTCATTAATACTCCTAATCGTGCTACTTTAGTAGCCATTAATGATAGGCAATTCTGTTCAGGTGATAGTTGGCATATAGTACCTGCTAACTTAAAGTTAGATAATCTATCCTCATTCGCATAGTCATTACCTTTGCTTGTTAGTATTTCCTTTTGTCTTTTGAAAAAGGCATTGATGTGCTGCTTTTGTTCTTCTATTGTCATCTTATTAAATTTTTAAGGTTTTCATTTTCTATGGTTAATTTTGATATAATTTCTAACATACGCTTACGTTCAGCGAATACTTCGCCTTGCTTATTATCAATTAAAAGCATCCAATGGTATTGCTTATGAAAAGTATCTTTTAAATACTCTAAATCTTCAATAAACTTTTCCTGTTCAGGTATCAAAGCAATCTTATGCTGTTTTTTGTACGTTATTATGCGTTCTCGTGCATTATCTATTATTTCTGAATAGATAGTATATATTTCGTAAAATTGTGTCTCTGAAAGCATTAAAATACGTTTTGTTCATCGTTCATACTATTTGTAAAATCTTTACTCGGTTGTAAAGGTTTAAAGTCTTCTAATTTTTGACAGCTATAAAGATCCTGTCCATTCACATTGCAATAGTAACGATTTTTTTTCCAATCCCAAAATATACTTGCTTGTCCTTGTTTACCTACTCCCTTTGGTTTATATTTCTGAATGATGATATGTCCTTCATTTTTTTCAAAGTTTCTTCCATTAGCATCCTTCCTCCAGGAATAAGGTTTATAAACTAAAATCATCACAAATGCTCTTCGCCACCAAGTTCTTCCTCCTGCCCATTGAGTTGGTAACGCTGGAGGCAAATAGCTATCACCTGTATCTTTATCAACTTTAAAAGGAACATCTGCAACATGATTAATCAATATATCCATTCTATTATTCTTTTTGGATGATATTCGGCATTGTTTTAAAGCGTAAGCAAGATACTTATCTTCTCTTCCTCCAAACTTATCCACCTCTTCTTTGATGTCATTAAAAGGATCAAAAGTAGTAGTCTGAAACTTAATACCTAATTCAGTTTCTGCCTTGCTCACTAACTCATAAAATTCATCAATAGTAAAGTCTTTATCGTGATTAGCTATAACAAAGTGTTCTGAGATAAAATACTCTGCATTCATTTGGTCCTTTATATCAGCATTTTTGTAAGGTTTCTGAAGATATTTGTGCAATAGTTCGTAGTAGATGTGTTCAATATTTCCACCTTCACCACAGTAGATAAAATGCTTCCAACCATATAGAATTGAGCAATTTATAAGAACTTCAAAACAAAATTCAGTCTTCCCTGCTCCAGGATTACCTGCAATAAATAAAGGATATCCTAATTTTATCATCCAATATTCATCTAATGCAGCAAGTCCACAAGAATGCAATCCTGTAAGACCTTTCTCAGAAAAGTCTTTAATCTCATTAATTTTGCTTTCTAACTTAAAGTAGTCCTGTGTCATTATTTGATGATATTTGTTTTTTATTAAATCCTTTATCGTTTCTGCTCCAAGTTAACAATCTTTTGTTTATATCCCAAACTTTTTCAAGTTCCTGTCTAAATTTAGTATTTGATTTATTAGGTTCAGTCCAATATCCATAAAAGTCATTCATCATATCTTTCCCATATTTAACTAAAAAAGGTTTGAGAGTGTCAGCAAATTTTAATTTGCGTATATCTATATTGTTTATCTCTTTTACATTAACATTATCTATTACAGCTACATTTGCTACAATTTCTTTAGCACTTTTAGCATTTGCTACCTTTTGCTTACCTCCAATAGAACCTGCTACTTTCCTTTTATCTATTATAGATTCCCACTTTTTTAAGTCTCTTTTTAGATTTTGTTTAATAGGTTCAAAAACAATTTGAGTAAGTTTATCAGGAGGATTTGGATTAAGATCGTTAATGTAACGAAGATAATGTTTAAACAATTTACCTGCCTCATCATCTGTCAATTCCTCAACTGTATGAATTATATCGCAATAAAGTAATACAGATTTCTTATTATCAGCCATTTTATTTAAAAATAAAACCCATTCGAGGTTTCGCTGTGCATAGCTACTCCCCCAAATGGGTGTTTAAATTTCTTTTAACTTATCGAATGCACTCGATATAGATTGCAATATTAAACTTAAATATTTAATAAAGCAAGAAAAATTTAATTTAATTTAGAAAGGCAAGTCATTCTCAACTTTACCATTAGTCAATCCATTTACAGGAGTTGGTTTGTAATTGTCAACTTCAAGGTAGTGAGTTGGCTTTCCTTCAATCTTTTCTTTTTTCTCTTTCAGAACAGTATTGATCCATCCTGATTCAGAAAGATTATCCATCATTGTCTGAAGGTCTTTTTTAGAGAATGATATTTTAACCATCTCACCGTACTTAGTTTGTACTACTTTAGCGTTTCCGCAGAATACTTTGTCAGTCATTTTTTAGTTGTTTTGTTTTTAGTTTATAATCTATTATTAATTGTTTTATTTCCGGTATTGTAATCTCAAGCATCATGTGCCTGGTGTTCTCAATATACTCAACTTGTTCTAATCCTATGCGTTTAATCAATTCAATTCGATAAGGTATCAGATTACCTCTTAAATGAGTATTGCATTGGCTACATTGTTTATGTACGTTATCAGGATTGAATCTATGATATTGATAAGTTGATGCAATATAGTGTCCAGCATGGAACTCCTCCACTTTAGTCTTACCACAGCTTACGCATCCTAAATCTTTATCTCTTTGGCGAATGTAAGCATTAAATACTGATTGAAAAAGTTTAACGTAATCTGATCTCTTCATTAGACTTTCCTTCATTGTCTTAACCTTATCATCAACTTCCTTCTTTCTTTTGGTTAAGTTCAATTCATAACTTCGTTCTATTGCACAAGTAGGCGAGCATACAGATTGCAGAGGAGTAGTCTTTTGAAACTCTTTTTTACAATTCTTACATAAGCGTTTATTTAACTTTGTCATTAGAACAACTTTTGTTGATTTGTATGATTTTTTATTCTTTCCATTGCCTTCTCAAAATATTCCTTATCCAGTTCACATGCTGTTAAATCGAATCCGTAATCGTGGCAAGCTATTGCAATACTTCCTGAGCCTAAATGTGTATCTAGTATTTTATCGTTTTCTTTTGCATAATTATCTAATAACCATTTGTATAATTTAATTGGCTTTTGTGTT